ATTGAGCTACTTGCGGCTCCCCGGAACGCAGTTGCTCTTGAACAAATTCATGTGGTCTTTCATCAACCGCACCGCCATCAGCGCATTTCCACTTGCGCAGCGACTTGTTAATCCGGCTATTGGGATCATTTGCGGTTTCAGCGCTGGTGTTCTCGCGCTTCATGCCTTCCATTCTGGCACAGAATGAACGCTTACGAGCGCCGCCTTCCGGCTGTGGACGCTTGATATCATGGCCAGCAGCGCGTAATGACGCGCGCCCCTTCTCGTTCAGCCCACCGGATTCACTCTTTCCTTCGGCGCGCTGCCAAGTCGGGGTTTTAGCCATTATTCACCTATGGGCTTCTGCATTGCCTGCTGGCGCTTAAACTCAGCTTCCTGCTGGCGGAATTGCTGATCAGCGCCAAACGATTCGCGCTCACGCATCAGCTTGTCGCTGTGGACAAGCATGGACTGTTCAAGATCGGCCTGAGCCAGCATTTCCTTGGAACGACGATCCGCAGCGTGGTTAGCCGCATCAATAGCGACTTCCTTCTCACGCACCCGCGTCTCAGCCATCTTGGCCTGGGCCATGGCGATCTTAGTCTGTTCCTGAGTGGCAGCGATCTGCTGACGGCCAGACATCTCAGCAACCTTGGCCTGAACTCCGGCAAGCTTGGCGTTAGCTTCCATCTGCTTAATCGGATCAAGCGGAGGCGGCCCAGCCGGGCTATTATTAAACAGCGCTTCAGCGTCCTCAACGCCAACCATGCCCATGATCCGGGTGTAAACCTCTTTCTGGTTAAACATTGCCGGGTTTTCTTTAGCCATCTGATAGATAGCAATGGCCTTCTGGATACGGAGCGTCTGGCTAGCAGTATTCGGATCAGCCTTCGGAACGATGTCCTTGTTCTCCAAGGCTTCCTGCAAACGCGCCACATCACGCTCAAAGGCCGGATTGCGGTTAGAGCGCCACAAGGCTTCCGGATCTTTCTTGAACAGATCCTTCAGCAGAGCGAACTCTTTCTGCTGGGCGGTGTGCATACGCTTGTGGACAGCGCTCAGAACCTTCGTCGCCTGATCAATCAGGGCAATCGTGGTGCCAACCGGGGCATCCGAACGACCCTCGCCAACAGCCGTCTCAGCCGTGCCGCCAAGGCGCTGAGAAGTCTGCTCTACGTTCTGGATAATCTGGACAAAGCCGCCAGTCACATCACGGTAAGGCAGGGGCAGGAAGGCTTCCTTCAACGGAACGCCATCCGAATCCATCGGCGCTACCTGTCCCGGTCCCACGCGGATCGATGTGGTCTGCTGCTTACCCGTGCTACGCGCCATGATGCCGCCGGGGAAGTTCGCCAGCATTCCATTGTCCAGAGCAATACGCCAAGCAGCAGTAAGAGCGCGAGTGGCGTTACCCAGAATATGAAGCAAACCCAGATTAACTCCTGGGAAAGCAGGGACAAAAACATATTCCACAAAGACTTCTTTTCGGGTGTAGGTGTCATCGCCTTCCTCCCACCAACGTCTGATCTCAAGGATCTGTTTAGAATCCTTGTCGATGGTCACGCGGTAGGGAAGCGCCAGCCCAGTAGTCTCGCCGTCCTCCTCATGCTCGTAGCCACGCAGATCAATTTCGCAGTAGCATTCGTAAATCTCTCTATCCACTTCCTCCGGCTCAACCGTAGATTTGGGATCAAAGCCAGAGATATTCTGAAGCGCAACATCAACCGTATTCGTGGCCATCGTAGACATGGCCGGAGGACCAAGCGGAGCCTCACGCCATACGCCAGCAAGCTGCATACGCTTGATTTCTGACGGGCGCATTTTGGATCGATGCGTGATACGCGAGCAAGCCTCAAGGCTAACCGCACCATCGGACAGGATCAGATCCTTGCGATCAACCGTCTCAGAGACAGGCCGGCGCTTGATGGGGTGGAAGTAAACCTTCTTATACGCCTCGCCGCCATGGCCAAGCGTGAAGAACATACGATCCGTGTCCGGGTAATACTCCGGCGCACCAACCGTAAGGTAATGGTTCATATCCATTTCTAGCGCATTCGCAACCGCGTCCAGTTCAACCGTGCTATCTCCATCATTCGCGACTTTAACGGGGCCATCTGCGGGGAGCATTTCACCACGCGCGTTCGCTTGGAACCGAAGCACGGCCTCAAGCAATAGAGGGTGTCGAACAACCGATATTCCTTCGTCATTCGGCTCCGCACGGGGCTCCTCCAACTTGATGCCTAGCAGATCAATGCCCTTGACGACGTCCTGAAGGCGCTGCTCCTGGCGGGTGATGTCCTCACGGATATGACGCAGGAGATTATCGGCAACATTGGCAAGCTCGCCGGCGTCAACATGGAGAGCAAGGTTTTCTTCGTGATCCGTATCGTCGCCGCGTTCGCCCTTCACATGAGGGGCAAAGTTAATGCTCACCGAACCATCGGAAAGCTCAACCTGAAGAATGCTCGCGTCCTTAACGGCTTCTTCAATGCCGCCCAGATCGACAGCTTCCTCATCGGGGAGAGAAGCTTGGCCGGGGCCAGATTGGCGAAGATTACGGTAATCCATGTGGAATCCTAAGTGCTAGGCATCCAGCCAATATACTGGCCGGGCAATGGCCCAGCCGCGACATCTTGAACGGCATAATAGTTGCCATCCTGATAGATCGACTGGACACGATAAAGGTTTACGGGATTGGGGCTAAGGCGGATCGTCAGCCAGATCACCTGTCCCTCAACTGGAGGCGGGACCATTGGCTTGAGCGGAACCGGCCTACTCATTGCGGGCCGCCATAGCTATCCGCATGAAGCAGATAATACGTCATCTGACGTTGGCGCTCCAAAGTGCTGACAAGGCTTCTGGCCTCTTTTGTCAGTAGCTCAAGCTGCTCAGCCAGCCCATCAGCATCTTCCTGCGTCCGCATAGCGCGACGGATCTTGCGCATCTGGCGCTTCAAGTCCTCATGCTTGGCTTCGACTTCGGCTATTGTAAACAAGCCGGCCTCCGGGGAATAGACGCAATTATGGGGATATATTTTTTTAATTGATTTTTGAGCAAATAGCAAACTATTCGCCGTCCCCGCCAATGGGATCGGGCCAGATATAATCCAGATCGGCTAGCTGCTTGTCCCGCTCCTCCTTGAGATAGGGCAGCGTCGGCTTGCCCTGTCCGGCCCACTTGTATAGCGAGGAGTATTCGCTGTGGGGCAGGCCAAGATCAGCGGCATGAACCCAGCCATGTGCTTCCCACTCAGCCCGTTCAGTGTGCGGGACGTAATGGAAGATGCCGCCTTTCTTGCTCACCGATGCCTCCATTCATTCAGTAAGTGTATGGCCTTACGCCAGCCGATGATACTCGCCATGCAGATCAGCAGCAGCCTTGCAATAAGCGGCGTGGGCTTCCTCCGGTGTCTTGTGTAGCCCAAGATTCTTGCGCTTGGCATTAACGCAGATATAGGCCGCGTATTTCCCAGAGCGCTTATCAAAACAGACGCCTTTAAACCCAGTTTTGTTAGTGCGCGATAAACCAGTGTTCCATCCGTTTTGGGCATGATTGGCAATCCTCAGATTAACCCAGCGATTGTCTGATGGATCGCCGTTGGCGTGATCAATCATGCGATCTGGATATGAGCCAGTGCTGATAAGCCAAGCCAACCGATGGGCGTAGTCAAGCCTCCCATCAATCATTATCTGGATATATCCACCAATCTTGGGCGTCCCAGCCGGCTTCCCGGCAAACCGGCCATCAAACCGCTTATTGCCACGCCGCTTCCAAACTAACACCCCAGTTTCAGGGCAATAGTCCAAAAGCGCTCTAGCTCTCTCATGCGTAATCATTATGCAATGATACATGAAATACTAAACGTCGTAAACCGATTTTCTCATGCTAGTTGGCTGTCTAGCTTCCCAAGCAGCGCGAGCAGCGATGTCCTCTTGGCGATCCAGTAGGCCACGCTTCCTTAGATAAGTCAGGGCCTGCGTAGTGCTATCAACCGAATCGTCATGCTTTCCGCGGGGAAAAATTTCGCACTGAGATATTACGGCCTCCGCCCATGCCTTGTCTGGGCAATAGACTTGTCCATTGGCAAACACGGGTTGGACGCTATACGCTCTGGCGACTTTATCTAGCGCGCCTGGGTTAATTAACTCAACGCTCCAATGGCTTGTCCGGTTAATCCGCTTGATCTCGTCGGCCACGGTGATGCCATTGGCCTTGGCCTCAATCAGAAGCTTGTCCACTTTGAACTGGTTGCACATTTGAGCAACCCATTCACACAACCCCCAACTGTCACGCTGACGCTTGCGATATGAAAAATCGTCTTCTCCGGGCTTACGCTCAACTTCAGGCCCGTGGACGGGAAGACGCATCTCCTTGGCGTGCATCAGCATGACGGCGGGAACGGTATCTCGCTCCTCAACGTGCTGGAACCGCTCGCCGGCAGCATTTGTGCTAGCAAACGCAACAGCAGCAGATCTCTGCCAAACACCCCAGATTGTTAGATAGCTAGCATCGTTCTCTTGCTTTTCGGTATAGGCCGTATCTAGGCTGGCCACGATGTAATCCATAACCGGATATGTGCTAGCATCCTTCACGCCATGTATAGCAGCCTCGTCGTCATTCCAGAGAAGCCAATCATCACGCTTGATAATTCCACCACCGCGAGGAGCGGGACGCTGCTGGAACTGTCCAGCCGCAGCATATGATCCCATAACCCGCTTATCGCGCTCCACAACCTCCTGCGGGAAACGCTCAGGGAATAGAAGTTCACCTTCTTCCGTTCTGGGATCTTCAAAGCCAATCGACGTATAGCACTTTCGATCAGACTCAAACTCCATCGGCAAGCAAAGATGCTCGTAACCCAATTGCTTATCAAGGATAATGCCTGAAACATCATCCTGATTAAGTCTTTGCATGATCACGATGATAGCAGATTCAGCGGGATTGTTTAGACGGGTAGGAAGCGCCTCAAGGAACCAGTCCGCAGTCGTCGCCCGCATCGCCTCAGACGCCGCAGACTCAACACTGTGAGGATCATCGATAATGACGATATCGCCACGGCTACCAGTAATGCTTCCCGCAGCGACTGCCTCACGAAACCCCGCCTTTGTGTTCTCAAACTTGGTCTTGGCGTTCTGGTCGCCCGTCAGGATGACCTCCTTGCCCCATCGATCCTGATACCAGTCAGACTGAACAAGACGCCGCATCTTGGTGCTGTCACGTATAGCAAGGTTCTGGCTATGCGATGCGCAGAGGAACCGATAGTGCGGATCATTAGCCCAACACCAGCTAGGAAAGAACACAGACGTAAGCAGGGACTTGGAGAAGCCCGGCGGGACGTTGATCAGCAGGCGGTTAATCTCGCCGCTATACACTGCCTCCAGATGATCGCAGATAGCCTGCATGTGCCAGCCCCAGATCAACTGGTTGCCCGGCTCTACGACCTTCCAAGCCTCATGAACGAACGAGGCTAGATCATTTTGGCAAGTCCTCCGGCTCGTCCTCAAGTTCAATTCTGCCGCTATCGGAGCCAGTGCTAATAACTGTTCCCTGGATAATGCGGATAAGTTCATCGTCAGACCTATCGTCAAACTTATTATGGACAGTCGCGTCAACCGTCTGGGCAGGCTTGCCCCATCCACGATCCAGCAACGAATTAGCGGCGGCAACCCGACTAGCAGGAGGAGCAGCCACATCCTTCATGATATCAGCCAAAGTCTGGATTGAATCAGGCGTCCACTCTCTAGCTATCAAGCGGACATCCATAACTCCAACCCAGCCGACTTTGGCTTGGGGAGTAGGTATCCCAACTGGCCTACCACTTGGATTTCCGCTTTGACCTTTAGTATATTTAGCCACTTGATATACGTTCCTGATTCATTGTCAACATTCTGTCTATTATGCTATACACGCAAACTCACCATGAAGTTCTTTAGCCGCTTTACAGTAAGCTTGGTGAGCTTCTTCTGGGGTAAGGAATAATCCAAGATAGTGAACCTTGCCTCTGCTTTGGATAATAGCGGTCCATCGGTTTTTTGATTTGGAAACACCTTTATAGCCGGATTTATTGTTCGGCTTTATCATGGCGTTTTGGGCGTTTTGGTATTTGTCAGCAATTCGAAGGTTTGCTATCCGATTATCGTCTTTGTCTCCATTGATGTGGTCTAATCTTTCAGGCCAATCACCATGGGTAATGAACCAAGCTAAACGATGCGCCAAAAAACGGCGATAACAAACACATAAAGACCTATATCCATAATTATTGATTATGCCGGACTCTTTACCTGAATACTTATTATTCCACACAGCCCAACCCTTGTAACTACCAAACCACTTTATATCTCTTTGATTCCAAATAAATTTGCCTGTTTCTGGATTATAATCAACAAGTTCCAATATCTCATCCTTAGACAAGGCAGGAAGATTCTTAACTGATTTCCATTCCATAGGCATTTAGCTATCTCTTTGCCCTACATTGGGTCAGCATATACTCTTTTTCGTTAGGCGCTAGGGGGCTATTGGCTAGCCGATTCTGGTAAGGAAGGCCACATACGACACCTTGCTCTACGATGGCGTAGTAAGCGCGGGCTGTCCGGGTGTTACAGTCCTGAACGGATATGGCCTCATGGCAGATCAGGATCAGGACGTATAGCATTGGCTCACCGATTGGCTACCCGGCGTTTGGCGTAAACTTCCCTAGCCTTCGCAAAATACGGATTGGTTTCCGATTCTATATCTGCTTCAGCGAATGGGCGGATAACATCCAAAAGCTCGTCAATCACAAGCTCAAGCTGGGCTATTTTCCAGCGCAGATCATTATCAGCCGATTTATTACGATACTTGGTAGCGTCGTAAACAGGACGTTTTATACCATTATATTTATCGTAAGTCATTATTTATTATTGTTTTTCTTGTTATTTAATACGCATACAATTTGTTTTATCTTATCATCTTTATCGTCTGTAAGCTGCACATATATCTTGGCGCATTCTTCCCGTAGCTTCTCGTTCTCTGC